CAGGCTTCAGGCGCTTGATGGGGCCACGGGTGCCGTCTTGGCTGACCCAGCGGTAGCCGTAGTCGTATACCCCATCCAGGGCTCCCGTCGAGAGGCTCTGGACGCTGACGTCGGCCTCGGGTTCGGGGAGGCCAAGCGGCCGAACCTTGGAAAGCTCTGAGTTGAACACATGGACCGAATCGCCGCTGTGGACGAACGCCCGGTCGCCGACGCGGATACTGCTGAGGTCAGTGCCGACTGGCTCCTTGTAGATCCCTGTGTAGCCGAGGGCGGCCGGCCCCATGACAACGCCCGACTCGATGCCAACGTGATCCTGGTCCGTGAGCGGCCCTGGTGCGTAGGCGGGGTGGCCCTCAGTGGTGCCGTGGGTGACGGCCGCGAGCGCGATCCGGTTGCGGCTGCTGTCGCGCAGGTAGTCGGCCGTGACGTCGAGGCTGAACGCAGGGTTCAGGGACGTCGAGGTGTCGGCGTAAACCGCGTAGTCGAAGAAGTCGACTTTCGTGAGGTAGCCGTGGAAGCCCTTGCCCGCAGACGGGTCCTCGTCGTTGCCGATGTAGAGGTCCGGGATGCGCTGCCAATCGAGGTAGGGCGCGAACGCCGGCATCGTCGCTGTGACGGCAGCGGCGCCGTCTAGGATGACGTAGACATTCGTGCCGTCGACTCCGCAGACGATGGAGAAGTCGGTGTCCTCGGTGATCGAGGCAGCCGAGGTGGCACTGACGCCATTGTATGTGAATACGGCCTTTCCGGTTGCGTCGAGCGCCAAGTAGGCGAGCCCTTCGACATCGGACCCGAAGTCGAGTAGCGTCGTTGAGGCCGACCTGAAGGCGCGTTGGCCCTCCACTTTGAAGGAGAACTTCTGCGACCCGACATTTTCCGTCTGGGTCTGGAAGTATCGCTCAAAAATCTGGCGGAAAGGCACCACAACAGCGCCCCCAAAACCAGTGAAGTGCAGCTTTGAATCATCTAGGGTCGGGGGCGCCGGGACCGCGTAGGTCTTACCCCTGGTTGCCCCACCCGTTGCGGGCGAGAAGCAGTAGCCGCCGATGTCCGACGGTTGAATGTTGTAGAACGAGGAGACGCTGGGGGTGCGCTGCTGGTACTCGGCCGTGGTGACGACGGAGGCCCACAGGTGAAGGTTGTCCATCACCGGTGCAGTGCCCTTGGCTCTGGTGGCGATCTTGTGCGTGCCCAGTAGTTCGATCTGGGAGGCGCTGAGGGCGCTGTAGGTACCAGCGAGGACGACGCTCTGGGCGGATGCGTCGACATTGAGCGTTAGGGTCGTGCCGCTCTTGGTGATGAGGATGTCAACGTCGTCGCCCGCCGTAACTGCGATGGGTGTGACGCCCTCAACCGTCGACACGTTGTCGATGGCGTCGAGGTAGACCTTGTAGGTACCGCTGTCGTACTTGAGGTAGCACCGGACGGAGTTGTCCGTGTCGGTGTCGGCGGTCGACCCTGCGAACAGCAGCGTCCACTCACCACCACTTTCCGTGATGTCGCCGACGTTGGCACTGAACCCCATCGACCACGAGCCGGTGAGGTCCAACTCGGCGTCGATGGCCCACTGCGAACCGGCTGGCTCTGCAACTAACCCTAGGGCCTGAGCGTACCGTGCCTGTCGCTCTGTGCCGAGGCGCCGCGTCGTGATCTCCTTATTCGGGTCAACCTCGCGCCGCTCATAGACGGCAGGCGGATCCGACAAGGGCGAGCGGCCCATTGCCGAACCCTTGCGGTCCATCGGAAGGTTGTCGAAGCGGGCCTTCATGGTTAGTAGCTAATCGGCTCCCCCGTTGCAGTGCCCGGCGTGGTGCTGGAAGATGTGTCGCTGTAGTCGTCGCCCTCGTTACCGGGAGGGAAGTTGTTGCCGTAGGGCTCCTCGCCGTTGTAGCAACCCCACAGGCGATCGCGGCGCTCGTTGGGTCGCTCTGGGATCGCCGGGATGTAGGTGTCGCGTGGGTAGTAGACGATGTTGATGATGACCTCGGCCGTCGTGTCGACCGACATCACCTCGGCGTAGACGCCGTTCTCGAAGTAGATGCCCGCGAGCTGGTCAGGGGTCGACGCGCTGCTGCCCTCGCCCTTAGCCATGACACCGTTCCAGATGTTGACGTCCTCGCCCGTGTCGGAAGGCTCTGGGGTGGTGAAAAACTTGACGATGGTTGAGTCGGTCTCGGCCGATGTGTGGACCACGACCTCGATGTGCATGACATGGCACGACCCTGAGATCAACTGGTAGCGTTTGCCCTCGGCCCTAGAGTCGGTCCAGGTGCGGAGATCGTCCGGGTGCGGCGTCAGGTCGCAGCAGCAGATATTATCAGCCACGGAAGTTACTCCGCGATTGCGGCTGAGTGCTCTTGCCGCCTTGCTTGGCCGCCGTATTCGAGTCCGCCACGCCGATGCGGGAAGCGGCTGCCTCGCCCGCACTGAAGCCGCCGGTCTGCCACGAGCGCCAAACCTGCACGGCCCGCTCTAGGATCGCGTCGTAGAAGGCCTCGGTGCCAGGGATGTCGGTGCTCTGGGTGATGTTGTCCAGCGAGAAGTTTTGCCGGATCGCGAGCCGGACGGCTGCGTCGGGCACGGGCCACAGTTGGAGGTATGGCGTCCCGTTGCGGGCGAATCGTTGCTCGTAGCCCTGGGTGCGGCCGGTCGGCTCGAGGCCGTAGTTGGTTAGGCCGTCGGGCGTGTGCGCGAGGTGCGTCTTGTCGCCGAGGTTGATGACCTGCGTGACGGACCCCGAGTTAGGGAGCCGCACTGTCCGGTGGTAGATCGTGCCGGTCTCACCATTCAACGAGTCCTTGATCGCAGAGCCGACGTCGATGCCGGATGCGCTGTAGTCGTAGATGGTCCGGTAGTAGCTGCCGATCTTGATGACGTCGCCGACGTTGAGCCCGGTCGGGGGCGTCAGCGCGAGCGTCGACGTGTTGGCCGTGTGACCAGTGATAGTAACCGCCGAGGTCCCGAAGGTCTCGGCGGTCAGCTCTGAGTAGGCGAAGCCCGGAACACCATCTTCATGGATCCGGGCCAAGCCAGAGTAGATTGCTTCGTCCAGACGCTCCTGCTCAGGGCCAGTGATGACCGAGAGACCCAGGCGCTTAGCCAGGCGGGCGCGGAGTGTGAGGACTTCAACCATCGTTAGTTAGCGACGGTCCAACCTTCGATTTGCGCGAAACTGCGGCGACCGTTATCCAGCGAGTAGCAGTACTTGTACTGCGTGCGGCTGAACCAGTTGGTCTCCTTCGGGTGCGGAGCCAACTCCGACAGTTGCTTCACGAAGCCGCCCTGCTCGTTGACACCACCGCCATCGGCGAGGTTCATACGGAGGGAGTTCATGTTGAGCAACAGCGCGGGGCACTCTGCGGTAGTTTCGGCAGTGATGTCCCACAAGGTGTCCTTCTCGAGGTACTGCGACCACATGAAGTTGACGTTGCGGAAAGGAATCACATCGGCACCACCCATGTCCTTAACAACCGAGTCGTTGATGTTCGTCTTGTCGCGGAGAGCCGTGACGAAGATGTTGTTCAAACCTTCGGTGATGAGGCCGTGGGTCGGCTTCTCGATACCGCCGAACCGTGAGGTCTTGCGGATCGCTTTTTCCCAGTCGCCCAGGAACAGGTCAAGCTCTGCCGAGGTGGCAGGAGCCGCGTCGGTTGCTTGGAAGAGCTGCGGTGCCCAGCGAGCGTCGCCGTCGCCAGCGGCATCACAGTCGATGTTGCCGAACTTGTCGCCAGCGGCGTTGACACCGGTGGAGAGCAGGCCGAGGAGCGACATCGAGCCAGTGGTAGCACTGTAGTTGGCGTCCCCGGAGTAGGGCGTCAGGAGAGCCTCAGTGCCGGTAGCAGTGGCCGAGCCACGCAACAGGTACATCTCCTCCTCCTCAAAGACATTCTCCATGAAACGCTTGACGATGAACTGGACATCGGACATAGCGAGCCGCGAAGGACGCTCTAAGAGAGTCTGCGGGATGTTGAGGTTATGCGTGACGTTCTTCATGGTGAAGAGCGCCTTGGTCAGGACTTCAGCCTGCGCGTGCCCGAAGTTGTTGGAGGCACCTGCGAAGGTGTCGCCGACGTAGCGGGTAGCAGTCTCGGCATCCGCGCCGTGACGAACAGGGTGCTCGACGCGCTCTGCGTCGTTCACTTTGAAGATGCGCCCGTTGTTAGCGAGCAAGGACATGATCTGGAACCCGCCGTCGTTGACGAAGTTCGCAGGGTCGCCGGAGTATTCGTCCAGCGCAGACGTCACCATCGTGTTGAGGGTGCGTGCTGCTTCAGTGGTTGGGAGGCCAGCCATCAGGTTATGTGCCCACGGTGGGGACTTTTAGTGGTAGGTCAGGAACCTAACGACTCGAGCATCCGCTGCTGAACGCGCTTGTCGAGGTCGCCGTGCTTCGTCTCTGCTGCCCGTGGCTTGATCGTCGTGTGCGCCCCGAGGCCAAGAAGTTCGGCGGATGCCGCTTCCTGCTTCGGAGTGTCAATGACGCCGGCCGCGAATGCAACTGACTTGATCCCCCGCTCTGAGAGGAGCGTGTGTACGGTGAACTCCTTGGATTCGAGGCCTTCCTTGTAGGTCTTTTGGACCTTCTTGTAGGCTTCGGATTCAGGGGCGATACCGAGGGACGTAAGCGTTCGTTCGAGCTTCAGCGTCGCCTCCGCCTTCATTCGCTCGAAGGTAAGCGACTCTTCGATACGCTTGTCCACTTCCTCGGGCTTGATGTAGCCCTCGGTCTGGAGGCGTTTCTCAAAGTCAGCTTCCATCTTACGCTTGAAGCCGTCGATTGCGCTGCTGCTCTGCGACTCAACCAGCTTGTTCACCTTTGCGATGAGCTCTGGCGTGAGTTCCTGTGAAAGTTGCTGCAAGGTCTCTTGGGCCTTCGCAGCGGGTTGATCCTTGAGACCCTTCGCTGCCTCCTCCGCGAGGTTTACCAATGGCTCCTCGGTGGCTGGCTCAACAGCGGTGGTGTTCTCTTCGGGGGTTTGTTCGTCAGTCATGTTTAGGCTTACCTGTGGCTCCTAATACAATGGGATGGGACTAGCTTACCAGTGGCTCTAGTACCCGAGGTCTCGGTCATGGTTGTCGAGACCTACGCTACCGTTGCGGCGGCGTTGGTTCACCGAGCCGGGGCCCTGCCCTGGCTTGAATCGGTGGCTGTCGGCGTCGAGGCCGTACTTCTTGTAGACCGCCTTCATCTCGGCCTGCGAGTGAACGATGCGGTCGGGGCAATCAAGGGGGAGTTGAAAGATGTCGTGGCCCTTGCCCCAGTCGCCGGCGCCCGCCCTTTGGAGTTGTTTGTCTCCTAGGGCCGCGTACTCGCGCTCGACTTTCTCAAGGTGCGCGTCGTAGAGGGCCTTGTCGGCGGCCGATGGCTCTGGAGGTGACGGGAGGGTCGCGTCGCAGCACGACATCTTCCAGTCAGGGTAGTGGGCGCGGCCGGTCGGGTCGTTGCATCCGCCACATTGGCCGCGAACTTCGAGGTTGCGGTCGCGCAGTTGGTGCCAGTCGTAGGAAACGACCCAGCTCTGGTCTTTACTCATGGAGTTCAAGGTAGAGGTCGATGGTGAGGGCAGTGCCCGTGTTGCCGCCGTTGTGGACGAGCGCGAACTGTTCGGGGAGCAGTTCTAAGACCGAACCTCGGATGACTGTCGCGGTGGTTTGCATCACCGACAACTCTGAGTCGAGCGCCCCGTCCGCGTCGGTGTCGATGCCGTTGAAAATCGCCGACGCAGCCGCGTCGGGGAGGACCGCCCGCATGTGAACCAGGCCCGTGCCCGTGCCTGCGGTGTCGGTGTCTTCCACCCCGTAGAGTACCGCGTAGGAGTAGCCGGCCGCGCTAACGGTGTCGAGGGTCTCACCCGCGATGCAGTCAACGCCTGCCCATTTGTAGATTTTAGGCGAGCCTGTGCCGCCCGCTTGCACTGTAGAGAAAGTTGCCATTATCTGATGGAGTTGAGGGCGAGGTCGCCGATCTGGTCAATGGGGATGCCGTCGGGTGTCATGCCGCCTGCGGTCGGGGCGCCCTGTGCCGTGAACCCTGCTGCGGGCGACTGCGGGGCAGCCGGCTGCGGACGGGCGTTGGCGAACGACTGGTGTTGCGCGAGGGCGCGTTGGACCTCGGCCGCAGGGAAGCCCGGCGACGAGGACATGGCGGCGTCGGCGATGGCCTGTTGGTAGGCCGCGATGAACTGTTCGTGATCGTCCTGTTGGGTGACAGGGATCTCGATGGTTCGGCCGACGAGGTAATCCATGATGCGCTCCTGGGGACCGCCCGCACTGGATGGAACTTTGAGCGCAGCAGCGGCCGCGTAGTTGCCGAGGGCCAGAAGGTACTTTCGCGCCTCCTCAACCAATAGCTGCGGCGGGAAGATGTCGGGCGCCTGTTGGCGGAGGTTGCTGAACAGGGTGATGGAGGCGCTGTGCGTCTCGATTTGGCCCTGCTTGGAGAGGTTGCCGAGGTCGGTCGGCTCTACACGGAACCCCATGCGGGCGACGCCTGCATCGGGCACTTTGAGGTTGTGGATGACCCCGTTGGGGCCGGGGATGCTGATGGTGCCTTGTGGGTACGCAGTTTTCAGGTAATCGTATGTGATGCGTCCTAAGGCGCCGAAAGCGTCCGCGATAACTGTTAGGCGGCTGCGGGTGCGGCGGTTGTTCGCCTGCACAATCGCGCTCGCTTCTGTCGCGGATTTGCGGGGGTTGGCTGCAACACCCCGGTCGAGTGATGAGACGCCAACAACTTCGTCAAGAAGCTGCATGTGGGTCTGGAGGGCCGTGATGATTTCGCCGATTGCAGAGTTGCGCTCGACGGGGCGCATCTTGTGTGAGACTCCGTTCTCACTGCCCAGAGCGTTGCTGTTCTGGGTTGCGACGTAGATGGTGTGCCCTGATGGATTGGACTCGATGGCCGCAATCGTCTCGTCACTAAACGCATCCTGGTCGTAGAGGATGATGTTGTTGATGTTGCCGACTTCTTCCTCTAGCTGGAGGATATCGGCATGGATCGAGCGGAGCACCGGAATCCACGACGCGATTTCCGTCGGCGGGATCGCCTCGCCGGGGGCTGGCTCTAGGAAAGAGTCGATGTGCAGGGGACAGGCCGGCACTTCGACGGTTGTTACATAGTCGCCCAGGCCGTGCTCGGCTTGTTCGATGTTGGTTGAGAGGATATTCTCGGAATGCTTCTCGGGCTGCCGCGTGACATAGAAACTGACGGGGCACTTGGAGCCGGAGTAGGCAAACTTCGGGTGGTAGACTTCGGTGACTTGCACGAAGTCCCAGTCGTTGATGGTTTCACCCTTGGGGACCTCGGGTTTGTGCTTGAGGTCGCCCCATTGGCACTGATAGTTGTGCCACATGAACCGTCGGTGGTGTGGCTCGTAACCACAGTGCGAGGCGGGCACGGCCGTATACTTGATCCGCTGCTCGACGGGGTTATCGGGGTGCGCTGTGACCTTGACGCCGAAATGGGGACCCATCAGACCGTTCATGGCGGTCTTCCGCATCGCTGCTCTGAGGCAGGCGGCGCGGGTCAGCCAGGGCATTAGCTTCGCCTGCTCCTCGGCGAGGTGGGTCGCCTCAACCGAGAGCGCCTCGACGTGGAACGACGGAACGGCAGGGACGAGTTCGGTGCGGAGTTGTTCGATCCGGGCCTGCGCTAGGTTGGCGCCGACGTGCGGGAACGACCATTTGCCGGTCTGCTCTGGGTTGATCGCCTGGTTCCAGGGGATGCCGCCTTCGGGTAGCCCGCCACTAATCGGGTCGCGGCCCGCGTAGAGGTCGTTGATGAGCTTCGACGCGCCCTGCACCGAGCCACTAAACTGTGCCTGGGCGGCGCTGACCGCATTGGCCAACGCTACTTGGGCGTCGTGGGGTAGGGCTACCAAGTCTTGCGGGTAGTGGTGTTACGGAACGCGGGCGAGGACGGGTCCGCCGACGCATTGTAGTACGGGATTCCTGTCGTGTCAACAGGTATTTTTGGCAAAATCCCCTTGCGTTTCCCCTCCCAGGTGAGTAAG